AAGCACCCTCACAAAGTTGGTAGGGCTGACGCTCAGGTGTGCTTGATGGGTCGTAAGTATAAACTTCGACATTCAATCCAGATACTGACTCGGCAGACGCTGATGCTGGGAATAATAAAGGAGTTAGAGCAAGAGGTAGTGTTACGGATAGCGTTGCGAGTTTACGCAACAACCGCATTACTTCTTTGGCTCGTCTTCCTTGACGTTCTTCAACTGAAGGCTCTGTTGGAAAGCAGCATTAATTTCAGCATTAGACAACCTGCCATCTTCTAGGAAGGCAAGAGATAGTCTCTCAATTACCTTTGCAACAGCCAAGATACCACCAACAAGGGCGGCAGTAGCAGGCTCAACACCACCAAGGGAACCAGCACCGATAACACCAAGAGCTGACGCCACGAATGTTGCCAAAATTCTAAGAAGGACATTTCCAGTAAGTTTCATTTAATACCTCTAACTAATATTAAGATGCTACAGATTGTTCTGAAATTAGTGAGGAGATTGTATTTTCTGTATAAGGATACTTTATTTTTTTAAATTCCACTGCTCATATAACCCACGCCTTGTGGGTCTCCAGTGGCAATGTTTCCATCTAACCCAGCTTTTTTAGCTAGAGCTAGAGAAAGGTTTCTGTTTACCGCATCTAGATTTGAACCTGGGTCCATTAACCTAGGATTTGAAGTTGCAGCTTGAGTCATAACTCTTGCAGGGAAATTAATCCATGCATCTTTTCCCTGAGTATCAATAGCAACTCTTCCAGAGTACTCTGGTTCATAGGGATAAGTAACTCGACTGTTTTCAGCAATGTTACCAGAAAGGTAATTACCAAACTCAGGGTTCATGCCAGCATAAATGCCTTTAGCTCTGTCTGGGGATATCCTTCTGTTAATCAAAGGTTCTCACCAAACTTAGTGGTCTTTTCCCCAGGTCCCTCAAACTTTACTGTACTAGTTATTGCACCTGTACTAGGAGTAATAGCATAGTAAGAGTCGCCTCTAGCCAAGGTGTGACCATTGTTAAACTCAAAGATTTTTCTCATGTAAATAGTATGACGGGTGGATTAATCATTTTCAGGTCAAACCACCCGTCAGTGACTAGATAGTTTTTACTACTCTTATAAACCTTATTTGACCATTTGCGTAATCTGTCAAAGGCTGGATTATTGTAGAGTCAGCTCCATAATGTGCGTTAATTATTTTGCCATTGCCAATGTAAATAGCGGCATGATAGAAATTAGTAGAACCATTGTAAGCAAATACCACAATGTCACCTAGCTTAGGTTTTGAAACCCTAGTACCAATGTGACCCTGTTTATTTGCTGAATGTGGTAGTTCTAGACCGAATCGTTCATAGGTCCAGCGCACTAGACCTGAACAGTCCCATCCACGAGGACTGGCACCTGAAAACACGTAAGAAGTTCTTCCTACACGTGTCTTTAGATACTTAATTACTTTATTCATTTGTTTTGTATTAGCCTGTACCTTAGCAGCTTCAATTAGTTTATTCTTCTGTATTTTAGATTCAGTAATCAATTGCTGCTGGACAGATACCTGCTTTGTTTCTTTTACCTCTGCAACTTCAGCTCTTAGTTGTGCTGTTGCCGTAGATGCAGAACAGCCAGCGAGAGTTAAAATTACGCTGGCTACTATTACGTACTTTTTCATTTGGCGACCTTACCTTTCCTTGGTAGTTAGTACTGGGGTCGTTTATTGTCGAAGTGACATTCACTATTAAGTTATAAAAAACACCCTACCACACAAATGACAGGGTGTCTAGTCGTTAAGAAATTAAATAAGTTAACAATTCTGGATTGTTTTTTAGCACCATAAGAAGGGTCTCTTCATACATTCCAATGAAATAGTGCTCTGTTTCTTCAAAGGAAAGCTTAGGAGCCATTTTATTTCCAGTAAAGAAAGTAAAACGAATAGCATGAAGAATCTCATGCATCAATACTTGTTTCTTACGAGTATCAGACGCATCCTTATCAAGAACAATCATATTGCGGCGCTCTAGTGTGTACCCGTAGTTGTCTTCGTACAACATACCGTCTTCTTTAGAGGTGTGCTCTACGATAGTCCAAATCTGGGTGCCCACCAGTATTGTTTCAGGAATCATCTGTCAGAACCCCATCCGGAGCCTTTAAAGGTCAATGAGGGGGCAGAAAAGACGCGAATCATATCTTTCTTACAAGACAGGCATTCGGGAGTCTTACGTTCTTCTGAGATAGTTAAAACGTGGCTAACAGTAGCTTCACATGTTTCACACTTATATTGATAGGTAGGCATGATTAAGCCCTAACTAGCTTACGCTTAGTTGGGTCCCACATCTTAGGGTGCTTCTTAGAAGCCTTACCATTTGGACGACTGTCGTTACGATTACCTTTTGGCTTTGCCATTTCATTCTCCTATGCTAAACCCTGGGGAAGCCTTGACTTCCCCAGGGTTCTAGTCTACACCAAGATTAGTCGATGTCAATGACTTTCGGCTTCTTTTCTTCAGGAAGTTCCTTGTTAAATTGAACTGTTAGCATACCGTTTTCTAGGCGTGCATTAGTAATCTCCCAAAACTCAGCAACTGCAAGCTTTAGCTTAAAGTCACGAGTAGCGATTCCCTGATATAGTACCTCACCGCGCTGCTTGTCGTTCTGACGGCCTTCAATGGTCAAAATGGAATCCTGTAGGGTTACAGTGATTTCGTCCTTTGTGAAGCCTGCTACGGCCACATTGAGTAGGTTTACGTCATACTTGCCATCTTGCAAAGACACAATGTCGTATGGTGGGTAAGTTGGTTTGTGTTGGGTAAGTTCCTTAAGTTGGTCAAGGATAGGTGACCATCCAATAGATAGGCGGTCTAGGCGTGGGAAAAGGTCAGCAATTGTAATTACTTTAGCCTTTTCGATTGGATAGGAGCCGTGCTCCCAATCCTTCTTCTTATCCCATGGGCTATTTGGCAGTGGCCTCTTGTGCTTGTCCCACGGGTCGTATGGATTTGGTTCAATGTGCATTTTCTACTCCTTAGACGTAGATAGTTATTTATGATACCCAATTGGCGTACCTATATAGATATTAAAGGAAAGTAGGTATGTTTGTCAAGCCTATTTAAGATGAGGGTGGGCTTCCCACCATTCCCTAACAAATTTATCCATAGGGTTCTCTGATTTGAACTGTGCCGCAGAACCGGCTTCATGGACTTGTTCTGTAGGACCATTCTCGGCCACATCACGCTCTTTAGCTTTTCTAGAGTTTTGCTGCTTAGTAGTTTCTGGGTATACACCATACTTCTGATAGTGTTGCCATCTTTCCCACTTGTTATTAGTAGCCATTCTTATCCTCACAACGACGGGCCATTTTCCGGCCCTACCGATTTTTAGGGGTAGGTCGCCCCTACTTTAACTTGTCGATGTTACTTTTTAGCTTGTCACAAGTTGTACAAGTAGCCATAGCTTCTTTATCTACTTTGGACTTACCAGGTCCACCGTATGTAAACTTAGAGTGTTGAGCAATAACGTGTTTACGTAAAGCATCAGAAGCTCTATTTCTGGCTGCTGTGTTCTTTTTTTCGGCAGATGTTGACTTGCTTTTTGGTCCCTTACCAGGCTTACGCTTGGAACCCATAGGTTCTTCATTGTTATTGCGACGGTCATTAAATTCAATTGCCATTATATTTCCTTACTTACCTTCTCCACTGCCTGCTTCAAAGCCCTCTGTTGTTGCTGCTCTCTTACGTACTGCTCTCGGTGCTACGGATGCAGGTGCTGGTCCAGGCTTTTCTTTAGCTACGTCTATTCCTGCTTGTCGTCTCATATCAAGTAGAGACACATCTTTGTTTCCTCTTAACGATACGTTTAGTGCAGGAAGCTCTAACGGTGCAGGTCTTGTTATGGATTGAGTACGGTTTCTCGTCATCTTTCCTGTGCCTGGGTCTAGTACCTTTGGTGCACAGTCTGCACAATACTTTAGACGACGCTTTACTATCCATCTGTTTGTATATTGCTCTGCATCTTTTTGACTAAACATCTTGTTTTTGTTATCAGTTGATAGTGTTAGGGTAGGTCTTGTTAACGCATAC